TTGATTCAAGTCCTGCAAGTCTTTGGTTAGCGCTGTGAATATCTCCGTTGAGGATTTCATTAGTATACTCCTTGTCGTTCATATAGTGTGCAAGCATTCTAAGTTCTAAGCCTGAAGCATCAATACCTACAAGCTTGTTGCCTTCCTTCACAGTCCAGCAAGACCTGCACTCTTTACCGTAGGGTGAGTTGCTGCTCGGTATCTGCGCCATGTTAGGATGGCTGTGTGTCATGCGGCCTGTCACAGCACCGTTAGGATTAACATAACCACGCACCCTGTTGTCAGGCTCAACCGCTTTTATCCAACTGTTTACCTGAGCCAATCGCTTCTGAAGCATTAGATACTTAGCAATCAAAGCTGCTTCGGGTATGTCCTTAACTTTAGACAGCGCACCTTCGTCAACAATTGGTTGGCCAGTAGGTGTAAAGCTTTTAGGTGCCCATCCAGCATCAATAAGATACTCACCTATCTGCTTACGAGAACCCAAGTTAAACTCTATGTGAGTCTCACGCTTGATAGGCTTGTTGGTTTGAAGCATGATGTCATACTCCTCGTCAGTAAGCCTAACGCCCTTACCCTCTGGGCCTTCAGAAACTTTAGCAAGCTTACCGCTTTTAGTATACTTAGGCTTGAGAATATCTACGATAACCTTGGGCTTGAATGTCTCATGCACTTCAGCCTCTGTAGCATCTAGCTTCTCTTGGAACATTGCAACAAGCAACATAGCCTTACGCATATCTAACTCAAAGCCATTGCGTCTTTGCTCGTCTATAATCTTAGCAACTGAATGCTCAAGCTTTACTGCTGTAGGTGTGAAGCCTCGGCTCTCGACACGCAACTGCTGATATACTTTAGTATTCAGTTCTACATCACGCTTACAATACTCTAGCATCTCAGGGCAGTAAGCATCCCAAGCATCTTGGTTAGCACCGTAGTCACCCTTGTTGAACTTGAGTCGGTAGCCCCAAGACTCTAAGCCATGACCACCCTCACGGGTTGGCTTGAACAATCTAGAAAGCACAAGTGTATCTACAATCTTTTTGTTGCTCAAGTCAAGTCCGGTAATATCTTTGATAGCCGGAAGGTCATAGCCAATAATGTTGTGGCCGATTAGTTTATCTGCGGCTCTCAGAAGACCATAGCCCTCTTCGAGTTGGGTGTTGTCAAACGTAAACACATCCATTGTGTCTACATCTTGAGCAACAATACAAAAGATTTTAGTGGGTTCAAGTCCGTCTGCCTCAATGTCAAATACTAAGTTACTCATAGCTCGTCTCCGTCAAAGGCATCATAGTTATTACCGTCATCAATCTCTCGCAGCCTGCCGGTGTCGGCATCGTATAGAAGGCTACAAGCTACGCCAACATCTCCAGTGTATCTAGATTTAAGCACTCGCACCTTGGTGGTTGATGCCTCAATCTCGTCCTCTGATTGTTGGTTACGCTCCAAAGATATAACACAGTCTGATAACTGAGCGATACTCTGAGAGCCTCTGAGGTGTGACAGTCCTGTCTCTATACCGTTCTCATGTCCACGGTTGCCCTCAACTCTACGAAGGTGGGATACCAGTATCATTCCAGCGCCTGTCTCTTCTACAAGAGAGCGAAGTCGGTGCATGATACCGTCAATAGCTTTACGCTCATCGCCTTCCAAGGCTTGCAGCACCAGCATATGAAGGTGGTCAACTACAACCCACTTACAATCTAAACCAACAATCAGATAGCGAAGCTTGCTAAAGATGTCTTCTAGATTATTGACACCCAGATGGGCATGAATCCAAACACGGCCCTCGTTCTCTCCCATGAATACCCTGCGGTAGTATTGTTCGAGAAGCTCATCGCCCATTTTATTCTTAACGCTATCTAGGTGTAGCTTTGCGTTAGCTTCAACAGCCATGATACCTTCAGCAGTACGGCTCCAGTTCTCTTCAAGAGCTACAATGCCTACGTTATCTTTGGTGTGGTTGATAAGCCAGTGCTCTAGTTCTCTGGTCACAGAAGACTTACCAAGACCAGTGCCACCAGTGAGAGTTACAAGCTCACCTGCTCTCATGCCTTCTAGCTTCTTGTTTAAGCCGCCCCAAGGATATGGGATTGACGGAAGCTTTTCTGTACGTAAACGCTTGTACTCGTCTAACTGGCTGGACAGGTTCATAATCCCTGAAGGGGTGTAGACTTTTGCATCCCAGAAACAATTAACAAAGGTGGAATGCTTGCGCTCTTGGAGCATATCGTTAGGGTCTTTGAACCCTTCGGGCAGTGTCATCAACTTAGCTTTGTTGGGGGTGAGGAGCTTGGCGATAGCCTTAGCCCCTTCCTTGCCCACCTTGTCGCTGTCGAAACACAACACTACTGTGTCGAAAGATTCTAGAAACTCTAGACTATTCTTAACGTCACGAGCACCTCCTTGTGCCCCTGATTTTATAGATACTACAGGCCACTTACTTCCAAGTAGTTCGTATGCTGCCATCGCATCACACTCTCCTTCTACCACTGTAATAAACTTACCGCCTGCTTTAAACAACTGCTCTCCGAACAGCCCTGTTTCTTTTGACTCGCCCTTCCAAGCAAACTGCTTGTTAAGCTTCCGTATCTTTGTTGCTACTTCCTCGCCATTGTTGTAGTAGGGATAGTGGTGGCTAGTGACCTGACCGTTTAGAGTAGTAGATTTAACGCCATACTTTTTGGCAGTCTCAACACTGATTCCTCTGTCGGTCAGGGCATTATAGCTAGAGCCACTACCTGAGCCTTGATACTTAGTAAATTCCATTACTGTATCTTGTTTAGGGGTTTGCACTTCCGATGTGCCGTAATCTTTAAAATAAGTATTGCAACTGAAGCAATACGCTGACCCGTCATCGTTCTGTGATACTGGGTCACTCCCCCCGCATTCATTACACGGGAGGTGAAATTTAACAAACGGCATGGTGTCACCTCATGGTTAGCCTTCAACTACAACTTCAGCTTCCTCTGCATCTTCGGTGATGGCTTCATCCGTGAGCCTATCTTCAAACAAAGCTTTAATCTGCTGAGCTGCTGCTTGATATAATTGAACATCGTTGTTTGATACTTGTACTTTCACCATTGCGTCCTTCAAAAGCCCAAATAATCCTTGGGCTTCTGAGTCTAGCAAAGATACATCGTATACATTGTCGCCTACTTTATATGTACCCATTAAATTGCTTCCTCCATTTCATCTTCTACTTCAAACTCTCCGCCATCCACTGTACCAACAGAGACTAAATCCAGAACCTGCATAGCTTGGAAGTCTAAACCCTTGAAGGTCTTACCTTTCCAAACAGATTCCCACTCTTTGTACTGAACCTTAACTGTAGAGCCATTACCTACACGCTCGTCAATTGGGTTCTTGCTTGCATCTACAAGCTTAGGCGCTGACCGAACCATTCCATTCGGGCCATTAACTTTACGCTTGATGATAATTGCTGGGCCTTCATCCATGTCCTTTACTGCAAAACCTTTAGACCGAAAGCTTTGTGCAGTGTCTTCGTCTACTACTAGATTTACTGTGTATACTGGTTCGTAAGTAGTGTTAGGTGTTGTTACGCTTGCCCAATATGCTGTTCCTGATACTATAGCCATGTTTATATTTCCTATCGTTGGTGTTAAAATGAGGTGGCATTATACCACAAGTTACTTCGCTTGTAAAGTTTTATTTAAAAAAAAATTCACGCTCTATGTACATTGCCCAAACAGCTATGATAAACACAGCCCAAGCTGGCGCTCCACATAAAGCTAATCCAAGTGCTATGAATACAGTGGTCATTGTTCTTTAACAAATAGCCCATCAACCATTGTACCCTTGCGGTCTTTGATGTCATTGTAAGCGTGTTCCATGCACTGTTCGAGAGTTAAGTTGCTTCGATGTGCAATGTTAATTAGCACTACAATAATATCTCCGATGTCATCAATAACTAGCTCGTCATTCTGAATGTTAAGGCGTAGTTCTTCGACCTCTTCGAGAAGCTTTTCAAACTGTTGGTGGTCTGTTGAGCCATCAAATAAATTACGGTCATGGTGCCATTGTACTATCTTGTCTTCCAGTGTCTTCATCCTTGCTGTCTTCCTCTTGTATATAGTTAAGTAGTTCTTTAGATGTTACATCCCATTTGCTAGTGGCTTGCTGTAAGGTTAAGCGTCCTTGCATTAAGTCTTCTTTAGCATTCTTTAAGTTCTGATTCAATACAAGCTGCTCCACTCTTTAAGTTTATCTTGTTTCTTAAACATCTGTCCAAGCTTTTCTATTTGGCTCACCAGTTTATAATCTGAGAGAAGATTAATCATCACGTTAACATCAGCTGCCTCCTGTAGTAAGTTATCTAAATGCTTTTTCTCCTTACCAAACCTGAGAAGTTTACTGCAAACCATTGCTAGTTCGCAGCACTCCTCCATAGTTATAACAAGAAGCTCTTGTTCTTTTTGAGTTAGTTTATGATTCAACATTAGGCCGCCTTTGAGAAGTGATGTTGGACAACAGCCTGTCGAGTGTTCTGTGTTGCAGCTATATTAACTATAGCATCTCGGCGTTGTGCTGTTGCATGAGTAGACCAGTCGGTCATAGCATTATAAAATGCCCAGCGATTAGCACCCAAACGTCTCTTGTATTTATGCCAAGCAGCATAGATGTATTCAAGCGATGGGTTAGTTCTTGGCATCTCACCCATGATAGCTTCACCAGATGAAGGCGGTCTAGAGTTAATAATCTTTTGCGCTGAATCAATCTTCAAAGCTTGCACAATCTCTTGAAAGGCCATGTTATCCGACATGGGTTGAGCACTCCACTCTGACCAGAGTTCACGCTGGTTCTCGAAAACATCTAGAGCCTTGGTGATAACTCTTGAGCCTACTTCAATGTCTAGGTTTCGGGTATGCTTAGCCCTGAACACTGCAACCTCACCGCCAACAAAAACTTGTAGATTTGTACAAGCTTGCTGGATAGCTGCTGCACTAATCATGAAGGGCCAAGTCCCGTCAAAGCTTGACACTGCAAGCAGTCCAAGGGATGCAGTGTCACCGTCTGGAGTATTATAAGTATGAGCAGGTAGCTTATATTGTACAAAGGTTCTAGAGCCATCGTGAGAAGTTCTGATAGTCTCTTGGATGCCATCAACGCTAAGCCCTGAACGCTCAATAATATTACGGGTAACATCTATCATCTTCTTGGGAGCTACTGGCTTGTAGCCATGACCGTGAACTCCCAGTTCTGCACCAGTATCAGTGCGGTAAATTACAGACTTAGAGCTAGACAGTTGAGTGCCATCATCGTCAATAAAATAATAAAGGCACGCAGTTTCTATATCAAAATCTGCTGAGCCATAGCCACCCTCTCGGATGGCTTGAAGTGCTGAGTTGTTTGGAAACATTTGCATTATAGTCATTACGCTTGTACTCCTTCGATGCCATTAATATCTTTAATGTTCTTGAAGCTAATGCTTCGAGACTGTTTGTGCTGTACATAGAAAGCCCACTTGTAGCAATGGAAGATATGAAAACACTCTCCCTTGCTAACCTCGAAACGATTCTTGCTGGTTCGCTGTCGTACAATAAAAGACTTACCGAAGACCATACCGTTTTTCTTGCCGCTAAATGCCAAAGAGTGTGTAGATTTTGCGATTAAGTTGAATAAAGTTTCCATAGTTTAATGCCTATTGGTTTAGTTGAGTGTGTATTATAACATAAATTTATTTAAAAGTAAAGCGGTTTTTTACTTGACTCCGCCGCCGAAGTGTGGTACAATAACTTAATGTCTTATAAGTTAGTTCGTAAGAACTTACTAACTTATAAGTCATTAAGTAATTGGTTACTGTTTTTCTTTATCTTTGATTATCATGCTTAGCAACTCAAATTCAATATCATTTAAACGGTCTAGCAAATCTTCGCTAGGTTTAAAGTTTATATTGTTTTTAAAATACTTTGCATTAATGTTTAATTGATTTAAAATTTCAAAGAACTCTTCAGATTTTTCCACTACTTACCTCCTGTTGAAGTCTATCACCAGTAATCTTAGTAACAATATAAGGCTCACTGCTCTGCTGTCTTGCAACTTTATGAGCATCTTCTAAACTAAAACTATACACGGGGCATCCAGATAATCCTAGAAAGTCTATGCGCCATAGAACATTGCCTTCTTTAATTCCATCTGAGTTTTTCATGGTGCTCTGCCTCGTTTAAATAACCTTTAAGTACATAGTCAGGAAGTCTTTCAATCATTTCATATATTGCTTGGCCTTCACCGTCTCTTACATCTCTATAGAGTTGATGCATTACCTCGATTAATAGCTCTTCCTTTTCTTCTAAATCTTTAGTTGTTGGCTGCATATCTAGCCTCCTGTTTAACTTTATCTATGTAATCTTCAAAGGCTTTGCGGTGTATCTTCTTGTACTTAGAGCCGCCTTTCTTGATAACATCTTGCATATAGTGGTATGTTTGAAGACCTTCCATAGCTTTATTGAGGTCTGGCTCAAGCATAAAGCTAAACATATGTGACTGACAGGTCGCAATAAACTCTTCTTCTGTGGGTAAATCCATTAGTAACCTCCAGTAAATCCAATTATATAAACTTTACGGGCTTCGTCGCCTGAGCTGTTAGCTTCAAATGTTAAGCCCTCTCGAACAGCAAAAGCTATCATGGCGCAGAACTCGTTGATATCAAATGTCTTAAATTCCATAGTTATTCTCCTGTTGCAATTGAATAGATTTTAGTAACACCATAGTCTACATATCTTAATTTTAATTTGTCTGAAACTCCGTTATTTTCTAACTCTCTACACGCTAAGCGCTCGGCTGAATCAACATCAGTAGCTTCTATTTCCATTTCAGCTCCAACCTCATAGTATACTTTAACTTTATATTTCATATCTATTCTCCAGTCAGGTAAGTATAGTGTACTTCAGATACATGGTTGCCATCTTGCCAGCGTTTAGATTTAGTAGCTACAAAGTCGCACCAAGAGTTCCAAAGATTCTCACAGCCATAGTCAGCACATAACTCTATGTACCTATCTATCTTAGCGTTGTTAGCATCAATGCCCTTCTGGGTCTTGGGATTCTTAGCTAGTGCTAAGTCTTTAGTGTCCAGTCCATACATTCTAATGTTATGAGTATCCATACAGCCAACCAATCCAGCAACCAACTGACAGCAGAAGCCAGCTTTAGCTAAGCCCAAGCCATCAACTCTCAGGAATATATTCATAAGCGATATAGATTTCATGAAGTCTGTTTGCTTGCTGTTGATAACAGCCATGACCTGAGCATATACTTTGTGCTGATTAGATTTAAGATAGCTATATGTTTTTCCTTTGTTGCCCCACAAGAATCGGGACTCAGCTTTATTTAATCTTACATCGGATAGTTGGTCACCAACACCGAGCCAGTTTTGTTGAATGCTTAGCACTACCATTAGAACTGTATCTGACATATTAGTAGCACTACGTTGTGAGTATTCCTGAACCGCTTTGCAGTGAGTGTTGAACATCGGCATCTCCAATTGTGTACTTATTAGTTAGTTCGTAAGAACTTACTAACTAATAAGTACATTTAATATTAATCTTCTTGAGTTATATAGCGGTCATTCCAGTCTTCGATGGCATTAAAGACTTCACCGCTAGTTACATAACCGCCATCTAATAGTCTTTCGACTAGATAATGTACAAATTCGTTGCTAACTTCTACCATTTTACCACCTCTTACCTGCTGGGTTTTGATTAATTTTATCTTTCCAGATGCTTAAAGCTTCTGAGAGCGTAAGGTCATAGTGACCCCAGAATATATCTACTCCCTCTTCAGTGTTGCCCCAACTATGGAACATATATTCAGAATCAGGTTTAAAAGCATCTATATGTTTGCTCTTATAGCTAATACAGATTCCAAGTATACCACAAGTGCTAACTAATTCGGCATCTAAACGTGACCGTAAAGTCTTTTGTAGTTCTAACATATTACTTATCCTCCTGTTCGCTGTTAGATATATCGCAAGCTAAGTTCCAAGCCATCATAGCGGCCAGCCAAGCTACAGATTTCTCACTGCCTGAAAAGCTTTCAAGTCTATCTTCTAAGTCTTTCATGCTAGTCGGAGTGTAAAACAATTCAACTTTCTTCATAGTTCTATACCTTTTCAATGTAAACATCGTGATAACCTTCAGCTCTATAGAAGGCCGCTAACTTTTCCGCTTCACCTTTGGTGATATAGTATTGATTTGCTTCAACACCACCAACCCAAACTGTATATCTATTCATCGGCTTATCTCCTTTCCAATTATATAGATTATAAAGCCAGACAATGATAACACTATTATAAACGCTAAGTCAATTATAACCATCTTATACCTCCAAATATATTGGCTTTTCCCAGTGTTCACAATACTTAGATATATCAAAGCTTTCTTCATCTACCAAGTCCATTGAGAGTATATACTCACAGCTATAATTATCGCTATGGATAACAGAGTCAGAGACTTCATTCCAGTAAGACTTATCTGTAGCTTTAGATATAGTTACATCAGAGACAATATAGGTACTACCGCCTTTATACTTCCAGTATTCTGGACACTGACCTTCGCCGTTCCAGTCATGAGCGCCATAGTTTTCTTGGAACTGAGTAGTAATAACAATCTTCATAGCTTTATACCTCTATCTCAATAAATGAATCAATGTCAGTCGGCTCCGCCGGAACAACTTCTACTAAACTATATTCAGCATTTCTTAAATGCATAGCAGTTTCAGTAGCATCTTCTAAGTCTTGGCAGACCATTACATTACCATCGAATATAACTTTATACATAAGCATCGAGCCTTTTTGTTTTGAAGTTAATTTAATAGAGCCTACTACTTCGTAATAGGCTATATAAATTAACTAAACTTCGTAGCAATATACAACATTTTCCCATTCTATTTCTTTCAAGATAAACCTATTCAGGTACAGATGTTTATATATTTTACTACTACCATCACTAAAAACTACACAAATCTTATTACGAAAACTTACTTCGGGGAATAACATTTCATAGAAATAATTGTTCATAGCTTTTATACCTCAAAAATTAATAGAATTAATTTGCCGTCCGTGGCTGATAGATTTATTTCGCAGACAGAATCTCAAGGATTTTATCCATCTTCGCTTCTAGCGAATCAACACGATTGGTCAGTGTTGGTTTCTTGGAAGTCGTAGACTTCTTTGGAGCCTTGGAAGCCTTTGGCTCCGCTGAAGCTTTAGCTTTAACTTTCTTGGAAGCCTTTGGCTTCGCCTTAGCCTTAGATTTCTTGGTAGAAATCATGTGGAGGAACTGCTCTGGAACACAATCCCATTCAAACCATTCTGAAACATCAGAATGGGTCATAAAGCTATCGGAGTCTTTGTAGTGCTTGTTAAGCACTGCATTGAAAACCTTGGTCAATCCATATCTCTCCGATGGAGAGGTTGCTTGGATATTAGCAAAGTGGGAAGCTACGGCAAACACTTGTCGAGCAGTAGCAATTTGGTTGGCATCGATTGAGTTGAAGTTTGATTTGGCCATTATATTATTCCTTAGTTATTAAATTT